AAATAAATATTCTCGTTATAAATCCCTTTGTTATATAATCCCTATGTTACAGGCCCCTTCGGGGCTAACCTTCAAGATCAAGTGTAGTTGTGCTACGCAGGGGATACCCCCCCATGCTCCCTCACGGTCGCTGGGCCCCCCACCCCAAATGACACAATGATTAGCTGCCCGCAAACATTTTTATTGAAACTTAATGTTTATTTGATGAACGACATTAACAACTTGAAGTCGACGTTCAATAGTAGCTAACTTATCCGCAGCACACTTGTGAAAACACTCAGTGAGACTATAATTGCTAATCATGATGATGGCAGTATTCACCTGCTTAAGGACTTGACCACCTTTTTTCCTCAGCGTCATACAAGAACCATCCAAGAACTGGTTTAACCATTGTAAACGCTTCTGTGACTTGAATTCGTCAATAACAATTAAGTCATATCGTCCGTCCTCATAGCGATCATAGAATTCTTCATCAGAAGGCAAATAATAGATCTTTAAGTATTCAGATAATTGACGGATTAAATGAGTCTTGCCCATCTTCGTAGGTCCATAAATATATAGCTGTTCCTGACCAAAGGCTCTCGGTTGACGTATATTCTTATTTAACCAATAAGCAATCTCCTCATCTTGTGAATTACCAAAGTTTTGCATAACAATGAGTTTCCAGAGTTTAAGGTCCGGAATGGCTTTCTCCAGTTCCACCCACATGATGTAGTCTTCAAGCTTCTTCTTGTGAATCAATACTGTGGCTGGATTCTCCTGATTCAGAGTTTTCAGAGTCACTCCTGCCATAATCTTCGTCGCTAGATCCGTCATCAAGGTCTTTTGCCTCGAAGATCCACCCGAGAGGTATTTCTTGAGTAAGGACTCTTCTCCATAATGCACATAAGACATCTCCTTGCACACATACTTCACAACTGCAAAGAATTTGCGTGCCACCTGATAATTGCCGTGCTTGCCTGTTAGCGCATCCAACAAATTCGCTCGAACGTTGCACTTCTTGCCCAATTGGACTGCTACGTGTAAATGATTTAATTGATTTTGATGTTGTTCCCTCGCTACGACAATCAACAATGGAGACCATGTCTTGAAGTAATCCTTGCAACGTGCTAAAACTATTGAAGGCTCGGCGTCGCACCGTGGATAAGTTAAGAATAAGGTCTTTGCCTGTAAGCGTAATTGCGGTGCAGTCACCGTTCCTTCCGCTATCATCTTCTCGAGGTCTTTTGAGATTGTTTCTGGCCACTCCTGTTCCATTTCCATTGCTTCCTCCTGAGCTGGTACTGCTGGTATTTCCAGCTGCTTCTGCGAGCTCTCCGAGTCCGAGTCTTGAAAAATCACTTGCGAATCGCTGTCTGAACACTGGCTCTCCTGGGCCTCCAAGTCCAATGGAATCACTACACCTGGTGAGCTGTTCTCTTCCTGTCTCTTGTTTGCCATTCATAACTATAAAGACATTAACTTAACGGCTATAAAGACTCTTACTATTTTTAGAGAAACGTGGTTTTGTTCACAATGCCAAAGAATATAATTTGTTTATGCGTACGTATAAAAAAATATTCACCCCATAAAAAGGGGGGGAGCCGTCACCTTTGGCTCCGGCTCATAAAATGCCTAGTAATATTAATAGGCATTTTATAGAGCCAAGAAAATTTCTGTTCAGATTTTTCTTAGATTTTTCTCAGATTTTTAAATGTTTCCACGTACACCCACATCAGTAAGAACTAGAAAACGAGTTCAAGCTAAAAAACGGGCCGCGGTAAGAACCTTAGTTTCAGGATTAACACCAGCAAACTTTCCACCGTTTCCACGCAGATTTCCTGCACAAAACATAAGAACAGCAGGATTCCTGGGAATTGAAAAAAAGTTCTACGATACGTCTTTAGCAGCAGGAACTCTTACCGCACCGATAGATTCGACCGGTGGAGAACAGGACCCAACAGCAACAAGCATGATATCTACTCCTGCACAAGGAGACAGTGAACAAAATAGAAACGGTAAACGTATCAACATCTTACAATGTAACGTTACGGGCAACGTCCAATGGCCATTGGCACAATCGCAAACAATACCTCCAACTAACGCAATGATATACATAGCATTGGTACTAGATACACAATCTAACGCAGCCCAAATGAACTCAGAAGATTGTTTTAAAAACACAGCAGCAGATGCTGACGCAGCTGCCAATCCCGTCCGTAACCTACTCTTCGCTCAACGCTTCAGAGTCCTACGCAAAAAAAGAATAAATTTAAATCTTGCCTTGCAACCTATGAACGAAGGTGCAGCCGCACTATTTGCTTGGGCAAAAGGCTTCGTACCTTTCGATTTCTTAGTTAAATGGCCTAAAGGACTACCAGTTAACTTCAACGCAGGCACTACAGCCTCTATAGCTAATGTTATAGACAATTCTCTACATATAATAGCTTTCTCTACCAGCACCGGAGTTAATCCTGTTATAACTTATAACGCCCGTATTAGATTCGTTGGTTAATTAAATAAATATTCTCGTTATAAATCCCTTTGTTATATAATCCCTATGTTACAGGCCCCTTCGGGGCTAACCTTCAAGATCAAGTGTAGTTGTGCTACGCAGGGGATACCCCCCCATGCTCCC